ACTCCAGCACTTGACCTTGCTATAGTTGTGTCACTTGCATGACCTAGTTCTATATTAGCAGTCGTTGTTAAATCACCAGTAACTGTTACATCTTGTTCAAAAGTATGACCAGTAGTTGTTAATCTAAGAAGGTTAGTTGTATCTGTTCCGTTAAATGATTGAAATAAATGATCTCCATGAGATGAGCCATTTCTAATTATATAAGAACCAACACCATCATTACTTCTAAGAGTAAGTATTTCATTTGTTCCTTCAGATACAATTCTTATATTTGCAGTATTATCAGAACCACTATCAGAATCCTCACATAAAACATCTATACCAGTATCTGTTGTTCTTAATCTTAATTCTCCATTATCATATAACTGAAGTGCATTAGTGCTATCATTAGTGTCTAAAAGTAAAGTGCCATCACCTAGTTCTAATGAAAGATTTGTTGCTTGTAATTTTAAATTACCAGTACCTTGCTCTCTTATAAAACTATTAGAGCCATTATGAAATATTTTTAAATCACTACCAGTGCCAAAAAATAGATTTTCATCATCGGGAAATAAAACATCACCATTAGCATCTGCTGTTACTGCTTTACTGGCTTGTACTGTTCCTAGTGTTGTTACATCAACATAGTTAAGTTCTGTTGCAGTGGCTGTTACTGTTGTTGATGCTATGGATAATGCGTCTGTTTCAAGAGTTCCGTCTA